AGTTTCTAAAGAATCTAACCTACCATCAAGAGATGCTGAGGCAATATCATTAGAAGCTGTGTAAGCATAAAGAGATGCTGTTGCTGCATTTAAAGGTCCTAATGATGCTACACCTGAACCTCCAGCTTCTAGGTTTACTATACGCGTAATTAGGTTACTACCATTAAAAGTAAGAGTAGAACCTGTAATATTTAACGAACCGGTTAAATCAAGTTTAGAGTCACCTGGATTCAATGCTGCCTGCAGCGATGAACCTGATCTAAATATTAACGAACCGGATAATTCACTATTAAATGCAGACATCTATAATTTTAATAAATTTATTACGCGAAAACCTATGGTGATTACCCTTTGTTATAAATATGGGCCAAATATTAAAGATTAGAGCTGGTTTCGCTAGTAATTTTGAAAGTAGTTTTATCTGAATATTTAGAAGTATTGAATGGTAATGCATTTACAGTATCTGTTATTATGTGTCCTAGTAGATTAATACTAAATTCAGTCTTAACTATCCTATCGTTTCCTTGAACTAATTCGGTTGATGTAGAATAGTTATCTATCATAGCTCTAAATCTAAATTTAGAAGGATCTCCCCAATAAGAATCGGATGAAAAATTGATTCCTTCTACTATTTTATTATTCTGTTCCATATAATCAGTAAATATTACTGCTGAGTATACTATATTTACATAATCAGGTATAGCTACTGCGTAATATTCTTGTTCTGGTTTTCTATTATTGAGAATACCGAATCGATCATATACGTTTCTTGGTGAAAACTTCTTTTGAAATACACCAAAATTATGAGGAGAATTTCCATCAAGCTTATTTCCCAACTGTCTATTCTTTTCTATACTATCTCTTCTAAAAGTAATTAAAGGAGCTTGCATTTTACCGTTTTTATCACGGTAATACCCGTCTTTCTGCATAGCTGCCCATCTTTCAGGAGAAGCATATACAAGAGGTACCTTTATAGTTCTACCATTTTGAGATACTTGTGGTTTTAGTACCTCATTAAAGTAAAAAAAGATAGCTTCATCAATATCTTTTATACCAATAAGGACAGGCTGTACTTTTTCACTGTCAGTATCGGATTGATAAACTCTATTTTTAAGATTTTCTTCTTGAGCCATATTATCTTATATCTTCTAGTCCAACTCTATCAGCTTTAGTAAGATGACAGTCAACAACAATAGACATTGATCTACCAAATCCTGAAGTACTGCTTTCTAGGTTGTAATTATTATCTCTACCTAAGAATAACTGGTTTTCCCTAACAGTATCTACTTCATAATAGTCATTATGCCATTTAACTATATCTCCAACTTGAGGAACTACTGTTTTATCTACTAAATCCTGTCTTATAAAAGCAAATGATGCTTCTCTACCTAAATCAGGACCAAATTCTTGAATATCTATAACTTGATCACCTCTAGTTATTAAACAATTAAGTTTTACACCTTCAAAAAAGGACTTTTCTAAAGATTCTCCATATAGATTCATCTCTAAATCTTCAATACTAAGCTTATAGTACATTATCTCTTGTTCTATAATATCATGTAGGAGTTCCCTACCGATATTTACCATTAAACTTATATCTCTATCAGATCCGAATCTCATTTCTCTTCTATTGTTTGTTCTCCTACCTTAATACTTATTATATTACTGTATTTATCTTTAGCATTGTTCTTAAAAGAAGTAAATGCTACTTTAGGGTCTTTTTGACTAATAATCTTTACTTTATATGTAGCTATTTTAGCATCTGCATTCTCTGAAGCTCTAGTAACTGTAGTAACTCCTGGTAATGCTCTTAAAGCATCGTCATATCCAGTTATTCCATCATCTCCATACTGAACCTGTACCATAGCCTCGTATGTTTTGAAATCTATTTCTAATAATAACGGTAATAACTTCATTATCCTATGTATATAGTCATTGGAACTGTTTTAAGAGTCTTTTCTAAGTTCTCTCCTTCAATTGCTTGTGCTTCTAGCTGTTTTCCTCTAGAAGTTTGATCTAACATCTCCCTTAAGTTAGTTAATAGGTTATCTTTTTCAGTTCTAGCATCAGCTAATAAGTCTGCTTGATTAAGAGTAGCTTCTGAACCCGGTACAGGTACTGATTGATACTTACCTCTTATATAAGCCAGTACTTCTTTACATAAAGCTAGTGTATAATTGAATATCCACTGTCTTCCTACACTGTTAATATAAGAATAAGTAGGATTACTATACGGTACTTCTCCTACATTAGTAATTAAATCAGTAGCTTCGTTGAAATTAAGTTTAGATTTATCGTTACTCTTATAATATTCGAACCACATCTTACCTGTGTTTTTAGGAATAGGAAATATCTTTAATTTATTATTAATAATTTCAAAAGAATAAGCTGATTTACGTATTTGATCGTTGAATTCTATACCTTGTAGTAGTTGAACATCATAAGAAGTAGGCATTAGCATAAAGTTAATACCTGGACTATATGATCCAAACCCAAAAGTATCCATTAATGACTGTATACCTGTTCCGGTACCAGCATAAGGGTCAAAATACCTTTGAATAGCTGGTGGTGCTTCGTAAAATACCTTTCTTATTTCTATAGAACCGGTAATACCTTCGTCTATAGCCCATTGATCTAAGTCATATTCCTGTTTAGATGCTGTAACGTTGAAAGATCCTGAATATCGACTTACAGGTCCTCCTACCATAGCTTCAGTACCGTAGTTTTTACTAATTAATATTACACGATTAAGAGTAGGCTCTACTAATTTATTATTAATAGCACTTCCAGTAGAAGCTCCTTCCATCGATAAGTAATTTTCTCTAATCTTAAAATTAAATACTTCATTACCGTAGGTAGTTACTGCTTCTTCAAAGCAAGCAAACATAGAATCATCTTGCAATTCTACATCCATAAGAGGATATCCTAAACGAGTACCACAAAACTTAGATACTTTAACAGCATCAGCTTGAAAATCGGTATCAGTATCATAAAATCCGAAAGGAGTAGAGCTGCCTGAAGTAAACGTTGCAGATCCATCCCATATAGTTACATTAGCCATTTAATACAGTTTTATATAAATAGACAAAAAAAAAGAGGCCCATAAGGACCTCTCTTTATTATTATTCTAAAGTACTTCTTAGATCTGATTTAAGTCAGAAATATGAATTTTACCGTAGAATTCTGGTCTGATCATCTTCTTAGCATAACGAGTCATCAAACCTTTTCTTGGAGTGAAAGATTCTGGATCGTATACTAGAGGAGTCATCATTAATGGTACGTAAGGAGCATAAACTGCACCAGCTTCTAAGAATTGTGAACCTCTATATCCCATAAGAATAGTACTCTCAGTCATATAAGGGTTTTTGTATACTTGGAATCTGTTGTTTAATGCACCTACTTTTTGTACGCCCATTGCAAATTGATCCTGATCACCGTTTGTAGCTGCAGCATATCCAGGAATAGATTCTAGGATTGTAGCAACACTTGGAGACACTACTAGGAAGTTTGCACCACCTCTTAATGTTTTTTGGTGAATCTTGTTAGATACTTTTTGGATTTTAGTTCCTAAAGTTTGGAACCACTGTCCTTGAGTATTGTAGAAATCAGAAGTAGAAGTAGACCAAGCTGATCCAGTCCATACTTTATTGTTTTCTGCAGACCATTTTTCAGTTGTGTTTGCATCTAAGATCAACATATCTAAAATCTCTAGATCGATTTCCATTGAAATGTACTCACTTAATAGTGAAGTCAATTCAGCTTCTGCATCGATTGAGTGATATGCATTAAGATCTTGTGCAAATTCTGGAGTCCATTGAGCCTTTAGCTTTCTAGTCTTAGCAACGATTGCTTCAGATTGAAGTTGTACGTCGATTTCTGGAATAGCTAGGTTTTCAACAGCTCTGTCTGAATTAGCTTCAAAGTCTCCTCTGTCATTATCAACAGGTTGCTTAGAGTAAAGAACTTTTTCAGTTCCTCCAGCATATCCTGCTTCTACTGCTGAGGCATTAACTACGAAGATTACATTGTTTCCAGATACTCTAGTTAGTTCTGGGTTACCTGTAATATCAGTTGAACCAGAGAAAATTCTAAATGCTCTTGCTGCTTTTAGGTCAGCGTTTAGAGATCCAGAAACTTCTACTGTTAACACTTTGTAGCTTGCTAATGTTTTTCCAGCGTCATATCCTACATCTTCTAATGAAGCAGATGATGCAGCTGCAGTTGCGTTAGAGATTGTTTGCTCGTTTACAGTATATCCAAACTGTCCAGCTCCGTAAAGACCTCCTGAAGGATCAGTGTCTTTAGTCATTTTAGTTGAACCAGCAGTTACGTTACCGTACATGTTGTCTCCGTCAGTTCTTCCGTTAGCAGTATCCCCGTACTTAAAGTCTAGGTAAAATACTAGTCCAGAAGGAAGTGACATAGGCTGTACTGAAACGAAGTCTTGAGCTACGATAGAAGCAAATACCTTTCTTACTAAAGGTAAAGCTACTCCAGCCCATTGCTCACCGTCTCCAGCAGTAAATGTTGCAGTCGATGTGCCTACGTTGTTAGCCTCGCTTACGATTTGTTTAGCTTGGTTTTCCAAGATCATAGCCATGTTAGTAGCTTTTTTCTCTTCTAACCCTTCTAACAAACCAGAAGCTTGCCATTTTTCAGCTAGTTTAGCGGAGTCAGCTTGCATGCTTTTATATCCACCTCTAGCGTCTTCTAATAGGTTATTAATTTCCATGATTATTAAAAAATATTTATTTAATTATACCAGCTAGTTTTTGCATTCTACGAACGGCATCAGATACTTCTGCGATTACCTCTGGTTTACTAGCTGTTGTTCCAGTAGCTTTACTTGCAGATCCTTTGTGTTCTTTAATAGTAGTTTCTTTCTTAGTCCCTACGTTGTCAGCAACAGTTTCAAATACTAATTTGACTTCTTTTACTGTCTCTGCTTTATCGAAAGCAGCAATAACGTTTACTTTTTGAGATTCAGTAAGATTGTTCGCTTTGAAGATTTTATTAACATAAAGTAATTTAGCATTTAGAATGTTTACTTCATTTAATTCCTTCTGAAGTGTAGAAATAGTATCAAGAGCTTGTTTAAGTTCTTCACTAACTGTTTTGTTGATGTTTGTACCTTCAGCAGATGGGTCAGCAGACTCTTGGTTAGCTGTAGACTTTGCAGTCACATCTTCTTCCATAGTGTCTTCGTCATCTTTTTTACCTTCTTCCATTTCGTCTTCTTTGTCACCTTCGGTAACACTTTCTAACTCACGGATAAGTTCGTCAAGATCGATTTCGTCATCTCCGGCATCAGCCTCGATTCCTCCTTCTTCTCCTGGCTCCTCAATAGGTGCTTCATCTCCCATTCCTTCAATATCACCAGCGTCCATATCGTCAGCAGGAGCGTCTCCGCCTACCTCTTGACTAATAATGTCTCTGATCATATCTTTGAACTGGTCAACAGATAGTTTAGAAATATCTTCATCTCCATCAACTTCTTCTTCTCCAGCGTCTTCGATTTCCTCAGCTCCGTCTTCAGATTCTTCTGAATCATCCTCGGCCTCGTCTTCGTCAGCTTCAGCTACTTCTACTTCTTCTAATTCTTCAGATACTTCCTCGATTGCTTCGTCTTTGTCGTCCTTCATAGCTTCGTCCATGTCTTTGTCCTTTGCAGGAGCTTCATCCATGTCCTTGTCTTTAGATCCTTCTTCTATCTCTTCTTCGACTTCGTTTACTACTTCTTCTTCAACAGATGAATCTTCCATCTCTTGTAGTTTAGCAGCTAACATGTCTTTAAGATGAGGAGTTAAAGTCTCTTCTAAGGCTTCTTTAGCGTTAGCAATAGCGGCTTCTCTTACAGATTTAGCTTCAGCAATAGCTTGCTTGAATAAATCTTTGTTTGCCATTTTAAAAAAAATTGTGTGATTTCTGTAGTTATTATAAACTACAATAGAAAAAATATGTTTTTAATACAGTATAGATCACTGTATATTTGTATATAAATATATACTGTTTAAAAAAACCAAGAAAAATAATAAAATATTTAGTTTCTTAATATATCGTTAATGATAGAATCAAGATTTAAATATTTAGATACCGCTGCTTTTCCTTCTTGTAATGATATAGGATTCATGAAAGCACCATGAGTTGAAGGATTAGATACAAAGTCCCAACAAACTAAATCAAAATCGTCTTGTACTTCTAAATGTCCTTCATTTGTCTGGTCAACTGATCCTGTACCTCTAGATGAAATACCTATAGTATGTCCGGCTTTAATTATTTCTTTAACAATATTACCTGCAGGAGTATTTAGTAACTCTACTTTACCCATTAAGTCATCTCCTTTCCAGTAAAGGTCTTTTACTACGTGAGAAGCATTTTTTAAAGATACTACAGGAGATTCAGGATGATCTAGTTCTCCGAATGCATTACCATTCTTTACGAACTCTTCCATATATTTTTTAGCCTCTCTTACTAAGATATCTTTAGAGTAAACTCTACCGTTTTGATTTTCGGCCTTAGCTCTTTGCATAACTCCTTCTACTTCAAATACTCCAGGTCTAGTTTTAGACTCTCTAAGTACTGATTTGAATGGTGTAACGTCTACTAGTAATTGTGCCATGCTTTGTTTTTATTTATTGAAATATATCCCATGATTTTCCTTCAAAAACACCAAACGTAAATTTTAAGGGTTTTCCTTCTGCTGTTCTGCCGTCTCCTCTAGATCCATAGAATTCATACACTATAGGAAACTCTCCTTCTCCTCCAGTTGCTTCTTTCCAATCTTTAACTTGAATTTTTCTAAAGTATTCATAATCATCAGCTGCTTCAGATGCTGGTTTAGTACCTTCATCTTCTATTCCTCCGCCTTGTAGTTCGTTCAAGCGAATATGTACATCTTTAGACATATCAATACCTGCTTTTTTGAAAGCATCGTGAACTGGGAAATCTCCGTCTATCATTTCAAAATCTTCTTTTAATAGCTTACTATTAGAAGTTAATTTATTTTCTGTTAAGAACTTTGTAAGGTTAAAGTTATTTTTCATTTTTACTTTTTATTTTCGTTTACTGGGGTGAAAACTGTTTCTTTTGGAGATTCCATTTGAGTATAACCTCTATCAATGTCATCTTGTGAGATACGTTTTACTTTTGGCATATCTAATCCACCGTGAAATTGCTGTTTAGTAATAGGTCTTAAATCTCTCTTAAAAGCATTTTCAATAGACGGTGCAATAAATGCTCCTACTTTTAATCCTTCTTCGTTTCTAATCTCACCTAGATCATTGTAAATCTTTTGAATCTTACTTCTTGTCTTATCGTAGAAAGATTCTATCTCTGTTACGACATTTTCCAGTGCAATAACGGCTGGTTTAAGTCCTTCGAAGTCTCCGTATTCTGCTGCTATTTTAGCTAAATCATTAGTAGCTGCTTCAGATAATAATTTTTCTTCTAATACCTTAGTAATAATATTTTTTACTGCTTCATTGACGTTAGACTTTTTACCTTCGTACATTCCCTCTAGATCCTCTTCGTCCATTTCATTACCTTTTAAGTCGATAGCGTATCCGTATCCTTCTTTAGGTCCATCACCGTCTCCATAATCAGTATATATACCTCCTTGTATATAATATCCGTTAGGGTATTTTTCAATTGACATAATTCTACCGT